ATCTAAAGAAGCGTTTTGTTATTCTTATAGGCGGTCGTGGTTCTACAAAGTCTGAGACAGTTGGACGTGTTCTAGTTATGCGGTCACAAACCGAAGCAGCAGATATACTTTGTGGTCGTGAGTATCAAAACAGTATTGAGGACTCTGTACACAAAATTATTAAAGACTTGATTGGCAGACTTGAGGTAAGCGGTTTCGGTGTTACCGACAAGAAGATAGACAGCGCAACAGGTGGAGGGTTTAGGTTTAAAGGTTTTAGTCGCAATCCTGATGCTGTAAAGTCTGCTCAAGGTTTTAAATATTCATGGGTCGAAGAGGCACAGAGTTTATCAAAAGAATCGCTGAAAGAACTTACGCCGACAATACGCGCCGAAGGCTCACAGATATTTTTTACCGCCAACCCAGGCAGTAGTGAAGATCCGTTTTCGGTGCGGTTTATTAACCCGTTTCTCTCTCAGCTCAAAGCAAACGATGGAATATATGAGGACGATCTACACCTTATCATTATGATCAACTGGCGCGATAACCCTTGGTTTCCACCAGAGTTAGAGCTTGAGCGCAAGTGGGATTACGACAACCTTTCCAGGGCTGAGTATGACCATATATGGGAGGGTGAGTTTAATGACCATGTAGAGGGGTCTTTGATAAAACGCGAATGGTTTGACGCCTGCATAGACGCACATAAAAAGCTCGGATTTTCGCCAATCGGCGCAAGAATGGCAGCGCACGATCCATCAGACGAGGGCAGCGACACCAAGGGATATGCATTTAGGCATGGCTCGGTTGTGCTAGATGTGCAGGAAAAGACCGCAGGCAACGTCAACGAGGGCATGGATTGGGCAATAGATCTGGCATTGCGAGACAAGGTAGACGTGTTTACTTGGGACGGCGACGGCATGGGGTTGGGTTTAACTCCGCAAGTGTCAAAGGGATTTGAGGGCAAACACACAGTATCAGTAATGTTTCGAGGCAGCGAAGGGCCGGACAATCCAGAGTCGATCTACAAACCAGTTGAGAACGAGAACATACACGACCAGCGCATGGTCAAGGATATGGTCAGGAATAAACGCGCTCAATACTACCTGGAGTTGAGAGATAGAGTCTGGAACACGTATAGAGCTGTTGTAAAGAGAGAATACGTTGATCCTGACAATATGATCAGCTTCTCATCTGACATCAAATTAATTAATAAGTTGCGATCAGAAATGTGCCGGTTGCCGGTTAAACCTAACGGAAGCGGACGCTTTGGGTTGTACACAAAACCAGAAATGAAAACCAAGTTTAAAATAGCATCACCAAATCTTTCCGACCCGGTAATGATGCTCTGCCGATCAACGTATAAACCAGAGTTTCATCAGGTGGTAAGGCCGCAACCAATAAAAGTCATACGTAACAGGTGACAAGTAATGCTCGACCACGAAGAAATAAAAGAACTACACGATAAAGCGTACACGCATAACCAGGTAACAAGGGAGCGTGCCGCTGATGATCTTGTTTTCTATTGGGTGACTCAGTGGGATGATAACCTATTGGAGGACTCTCAACTTGCATATCGTGGTGAGTTTAACATTCTTCGCAAGGCCGGACGTGATATAATCAGCAGCCTGGCGGCAAATCCAGTCCAGGTTGATTTTGAACCAACAAACGAAGACCGAGAAGATGCAGCGGACTTGCTTGACGGTTTATATCGTGCAGACGAACAGAACAACTCCAGCTCAGAGGCGTATGAAAACAGCAGTAATGAGTCCATAGTCTGTGGTGTGGGTGCATGGGAGTTATGCACAGAGTACGAGTCAATACGTGGAGATTCAAACCTGCAGAAGATTAAAAGGAAACCGATTTACGAAGCTAATAATACTGTATTTTGGGAGGCAAACGCAAAGAGGCTGGATAAAGCAGATGCAACTTATTGTTCTATTCTCGTTCCGTACACTGACGAAGGATATAAAAAACTGGTAGAAGAGTTAACCGGGGAAGAACCAGAAGACATCGACGTGTCATCTTTTAGCAATCCTGAACAGTCATATGTGTTTCCGTGGATAAGTGGAAATGGCAAGAAAATATATGTTGTCAGGTTTTATCATGTCGAGACTGTAAAAGAAAAGCTCATCGTGTTTGTCGACCCATTTGGCGAAGAGATGGTAATGCGCAAAAACGATGTGCTTAACCACATGGATGAGATGATAGACGCAGGGTATGAGGTTGACTCTGAGCGAGAAGAAAAGCGCAGACGAGTAACTTTGTATATCGCATCAGGACGTGAGATCATAGCCAAACAAGAGATGGCCGGCGAGCATATTCCAATAGTACCTGTGTATGGTGAGAGAGCGTTTGTTGAAGGTGAGGAACATTACGAGGGAGTAACTAGACTGGCTAAAGATCCACAGCGCTTGCGCAACTTCCAGCTATCTTATCTGGCAGACATTGTGTCACGTTCGCCACGTACCAAGCCTATATTCAATCCAGAACAGATTAAGGGCTTTGAGTATATGTACAGCGAAAACGGTGCAGATAACAACTATCCGTACTACCTACAGAACAGATACGATGCACAAGGACAGCAGCTGCCAATCGGACCAATTGCAACGATGCCGGAACAACCAGTACCAACCGCTCTGATCCAGTCGATTAATCTAAGTCGCGAAGCAGTTGAAGATGTGGCCAACGCTGGAGTACCGCAGGACATTGCGGATCCGGATCTTTCCGGGAAGGCTGTGTTAGCTCTTCAGAATCGTATAGATAAACAGTCGATGGTATATCAAGAACATCTCAAACACGCCAAGAAACGTGACGGTGAGATATACGCGTCAATGGCAAAAGAGATATACGATGTGCCTCGGAAGGTTACAACAACACTGCCTGACGGTACAAGAAAGCGCGTTGAGATAATGGAGACCGTTGTTGATAGTGAGACAGGAGAGGTAATAACGCTCAACGACATTACCAACACAGAGTTTAACGTTTTTAGTGACATTGGACCGAGCTACGACAGTAAGAAAGAACAGACCAGAGAGATATTGTCAGGGTTTATCAATGACATGGACCGTGGCGATCCTCTCCGAAATATAATGATACTTCAGGTTGTCAAGATGATTGACGGCGTTGACTTTGATGATGTGAGAGACTACGCAAACAGACAGTTACTCCTGGCCGGAGTTAAGAAACCGGAAACAGACGAGGAAAAACAGATACTCGCACAAGCGCAACAGAAAGGCAACCAGCCGAGCGCCGAAATGGTTCTGGCAATGGCCGAAGACAAGAAAGGTCAGGCTGCGCTCATGAAAGAACAGCGTGAGAGTAAGAGAGTCCAGATTGACGCTATTTTGAAAGAGATGGGCATAAACGTTGACAAGTTTAAGGCACAGACAGACAGGATCAACACGCAAATAGACGCACAGGAAGCGGGTGCTAATATAAACTACAAACGAGTTGATACTTTTGGAAAGCAATTAGATAACCAGGAAAAGATAATTAACCTGCGTAATCCTAAAGAGATGAGTAACGACGATTTGTTGAAGGAATTGGCTATATAACGCTTAACAGCGGATACTGAGCACACAGGGAAAAGCGACTCTACTTGTGGAGAGATCACAAGGAAACCTTACCTGAAGGTAAACTCAGGGAAACCTAATCATCGAGGGTGAACAGATGGCAGACCAAGAACACGTAGAAGAGTTGGAACAAGAGGAAGTTGAAGAGGTAGAAGAAATTCAGGACGAAACCGAAGAGGTAGAAGAGCAGACAGTTGAACCGTGGATGGAAGAAGGTGAAGAGCCTGAAATGGCTCCGGTTGGTGCTATTGCTTCAGTCAGGAAAAAGCTCAAAGGAAAGATTGCCGAGCGAGATGAAAAAATAGAGAGACTGCAGCGCGAAAACGAAGAGTTAAAGCGCGGCACACCAAATCTGAAGATTCCGAAACAGCCACGACCGAATGACTTTGACACCGACGAGGAGTACGACGAGGCGCTTGATAAATGGCTGGAACAAAAGGAAACCGAAAAGTTCCAGAAACTCGAACAAAGACGGGAGCAGGAAGAGAAATCCCGCAGGTTTACTCAATCGCTGGAACGTTCTGTGGATGATCAT